GCAGAGAGAGAGACAGATATATATGTCAATAGATTTAATGATTTTTGGAAAGAATATCCAAGCAATAGAAAAGTAGGTCGTAAGCCATGTGAAGTTAAGTGGAAGCGAAAAGGTTTAGATAAGATTGCTGACAAGATTATTAATCATGTAAAAGAAATGAATAAAAGTAAATCATGGAAAGAAGGATTTAATCCAGCACCATTGACTTACATCAATCAAGAAAGATGGGAAGATGAATTACAAAAAGTTAGGAATCCGTGGGATGGTGCTAAATGAATATAGGTGACGCATTAGAGAAGTTGACGGTCAATAAAGAAATTATTAATGAATATTATAAAGGGGAAAATACGAATGCAGAATTTCTTGTTAAGAGTACGGATGTTTTTACTGAAGATGTCGTTAATATTTTAATTCTGAAATACACTCTGGCAAATCGTTGGGCTTCATTAAAACGGAAGATGACTTCAAGATAAGACCTGCTGAATTAACTGTGTTGACAGGAGTGTCAGGACATGGTAAGAGTATGTGGTTATCACAAGTTATTTTGTCTTTAATGAAACAACAAACTAAATGTTTAATTGCTTCACTAGAGATGAGACCTGTGCTTACTATTGCTCGTATGGTTCAGCAAACATTAAAGTCATCAGAACCTACAGATGATTTTATTATGAAGTTTTGTGATCGTGCAAAAGATAAATTATATTTGTATGATCAAACAGGATCTACTACATCTGAAGACATGATAGCAACATTGTATTGGGGAAAGCATGTTCTAGGTGTAGAAGTATTTGTGATTGACTCACTTATGAAGATGTCAGATATTTCTGAAGACAATTACGAGAGACAAAAACTTTTTATTGACAGGCTTGCTACAACATGTCGTGACTTAAATGTTCATGTATTTTTAGTTGCACATACTCGTAAGATGGCAGATGAGCATGAAGTGCCAGATGCTACTCACATTTTAGGATCAAGCCATATTCGTAACTTATGCGATAACATCCTATGTGTCTTCAGAAACAAGAAAAAAGAATATGATATTGAAACAGGTGATAAAACAGAAGAAGAGTTAAAAGGATTGCCAGATTGCATGGTGTATTTACAGAAGCAGCGTAACTATCCTGTGGAAGGTAAATGGGGATTTTGGTTTGACAAAAAAGGTTTGTGTTATAAGGAAAGACCATGACAATAAATGATTTTATTAAGAATTGCAAGGAACTATTTGGTGATGATATAATATACAAAGCGACATCTAATGACGGTGTAACTTTTAAATCTAAAGGATGGAGTGATAAATATGATTCGATTCGTTTTAACGAAGTACAACCTAGAGAATTTCTTGGAAAAGATTAAATCACTAGACTTGTCTAAACGATGGAGGGTTAATGTGACAGAAGAAAAAGCAATACGCTCACTCGAGCAGAATGAAAGATTGTGGTCGCTATATGGGTCAATTGCTAATTACATTGGTGAAGATCCAAGCACAGTACACGAACTTCTTGGTTACAAATTCTTACGCTATCAGACAGAGATCGCAGGAAATCCAGTAGAGTTAGTTAAATCAACAACAAAGTTGAACACTAAAGAGATGACGGAGTATCAAGAAAATTGTGAACGATGGGCTGCAAGTCTAGGATGGAGTTGGGAGTTGTAATGCAATCTATCATTGATGGTATTGTAATATTTTGCATTGTGTGGTTTACTGGTAACCTTATTAAATTAATTTGGAGTGTGTTATGAATTTTACTCATGCAGTTGTTGATGATGGTGAAATCATTCGTAAGCATCGTTGGTCTAAACGTGAAGCAAAATGGTATAAGGACACTCATCCAGATGTGCAAGTAATTGAGTTACCTAAAGAGCCTGTTAAAGCATTTAACATTAACGACTACGAAGAAGCACCTTACTAATGAATTATAGAAACAAGAAGTTGTTAGAAGCAGTTCGTGAGTTTCCTTGTGCTATGTGTGGTAGACAAGATGGAACAATTTGTGCTGCTCACTCTAATCAGCAACGTGATGGCAAAGGCACAGGAATTAAAGCACATGATTACAGAATCGCTAGTCTTTGCTATATGTGCCATGATATGATAGACAATCATAAAGAATTAGATAAGCATGAACGAATTGAAGCATGGGAGTCTGCTCATCGTAAAACTATTGGCTGGTTGTTTGAAAAGGAGATAATTAAAATTGGGTAAAGGTTCTGGAAGAAGACCATTATTAATTTCTGAAAAAGAAGCAGAAGATAATTGGAATAAAATATTTGGTAAGAAGAAACAATCTCGCATAGATACCATTGGTTCAAATGGTAATGACGGATTGCATTATGAATACGAATTAAATAAGTCCACAGGAGAAGTTGAAAAACGTTTTCTTGATGGAATATCTAAACCTAACGAAAGTCAATTTGATGGCGACAAGCCCGACACAGTTAAGCCTTAAAAAGTTAAGAGAAGAAGGCTACCTAGTAGCAATCACAGAAAAATGGAATCACTTTTGTAAAATAAGGCAAGATATGTGGGGATTTTGTGATCTACTTGCTATTAAAGAAAATGAAATTTTAGCTGTGCAAACTACATCTGCTAGTAACATGTCAGCAAGAGCAAATAAAATTGCTGATAATGAAAATGTAGGAATGGTTCGTAAGAGTGGAATAAAAATACATATTCATGGTTGGGTTAAATCTGGAAGAAAGTGGGAATGTAAAGTGATGGATGTATCGTGAGACCGCATCAAAGACAATACGAAGTGCATGGTAAGTCAGTTAATCTAGAAAAGTTTAGAATACATATTTTAGATGTCATTGAGAATGACGCATTAACTATTCCACAAATAGCAGTTGCACTAAAGACTGATGCTAGAAGATTGATGGGTGTATTGTATAACATGCACGCAGCAGGTCTAGTCAATGTCAATAAGCAGAATAGATTTCTTATATTCTCAAAAGTTAAAGTACCAATGCTACAAGATATATATCATCCTATGCCAGACTTTAGCGATAGGATCAAAAGTATTTATATTCATTCAAGCGAGGAATAGATGCACATAGACAGGTTAAAGCAAATACTAGACGATTGGGCTTTATGGATGCACGCACCAAGTACAAAGCTAGGATATCCAAGTAAGTCATTAGGCATGATTAGTGGTGGTGAATCTACTAGCGATGCTTTTGAGGACATGGTATCAGAGATGGATATGACCAATGTCAGAACAATTGATGCAATTATAAGCAGTCTTGAGCCAGACCAGAAGGATGCAGTTTACGCTAGATACCTTAAGACTTCTAAATACGATGATTATGAATACCAACTGGCACTAGCATTTGATAACATGCTAACTATGGCTTCTAGGCGTATTGTCGCTTGACAGTAGAATATGTTTTATGATATAATTCGGTTGTTGGGATAGTCTCGCCCAGCATTTCCGTATTAGTTTTAAGCCCTTGTAAATAAAGGGCTTTTTTTATGGGTAAAATATGAAGAAGCCAACAACAAAAGCAGGTAAAGCTGCAAAAGTTAAAAAAGTAATGTCAGAATTCGGTAAAGGTCAATTAAATGTTGGCAAATCACCTAAAAAAGTGAAGTCTCAAAAGCAAGCTGTCGCTATTGCCTTATCTATGAGTGGTCAATCAAAAGGCAAAAAGAAATAGCAAAAGTTTCAATCAAAATGTAGAAAAATCAGGTGAAAAATCCATTTTCTAAATTAAATTTCGCCAAAAGATTTTAGATACATTTTCTCACATATGTAGTATTGAGAATGAGAATCATTCTCATTAAGTATTTAGGCAAGGCTTGCCCCTTAAGTTTTAGCAAGTTTTTAAAAATGATCGTTTTTAAAGCGATAGCATGCCCCTTGTAATTAAATACAATTTTAAAAAGCCCCATAATAGGGCTATAAGCCTTAAATAATTAATTCATGATATAAGCCCTTAAGAAAAGATAAAAGGGGCTAAAAAGCCCCTTAAAATTGATTTTAGCCCTATTAAATAGCTAGAATAGGGATCGTTTTTATAATAAAGCCGCCAGTATCTTTTTTTGCTTTCCCTTTAGCATATAAGCCTAAAATACTATTTTTAGGGGCTAAAAAGGTTAAGTCCGATTCATCGCCGTTAAGTACAGGCAAGCCCATAAAATAGGCAGGTAAATTCTTATCCGAAAAAACAGCGGATAATCTCATGCCCTTTTTAATTGCTATATCATTAAATTTTTGAAATTCTAGTTTATTAGAATATGAAAAAGTAAGATCATAGTTTTTAGGCAATTGATCCCTATTTGGATTTTTGGTATAGTCATAAAATTGAATATCGGGAAATAATTCAAAAATTGTGACTGATCTTACTTTATTATGCATAAATTCATAATCGAATCTAATATTTTCAAATTTTATATCGCTTAAGCCATTTAAGCGGATAACAGGTATTAAACCCTTTTTAATTGCTGTTTTTTCTAAAGCATGTATTTCAAGGGCAAGCTTATTCATAAATGCATTAATGTCATTATGAAATAATTTTGTACGATTTAATCTTGCATTTTGTACATTATTAAAAATGCCCCTGCCTGCCGTGTTTAAACATGCATTAATACAGCCTGCCGCTTTAGCGAAAGGGCAAATATTTTTACCGCCTAAAGTATATGGGGCTAAATACATGATCCCAGTAAGATAGCCTTTATTAAGCCCCTTTATAGTTTTTGAATCTTGATTAATAGATAATAATTTCATAGAATAACCCTTTTTATAATTGTAATTGTAAAAGGCTAAATATAGCCCTAAAGCCTTCAAGCGATTAAAGGCTTTAAGATATATCTAAATAGGCTTGCCGCCTAAAGCTTGCTTTATTATTTGATTAGCTAGCTTTTTTGTATTACAAAAAAAATAACGTTGATTTATAAGCCCGCTGTCTTTATATTTGAATAATTCATTCATAAACAGCATTAAGCCCTGATTATCAAAACGGGCTATTTTCTTTTCTTTAAAGTCGATAACATACATATTTAAGCCCCTTTAGGTAAATTCATGCCTATTTTTGCATTTTCATCTTTTGCAAAATCAACGGCAAATTGTACAAGCTCACTAGCTGCTTTTTCGCTAGGGGCATAATAATAAATGCAATTCATTATGGACGATAAAATACCCGCTAACATGGCATGATCGGGATTAGGATCTATTAAAGACAGTTTTTCAAGGGCATCAAGCCCCGCATTGTATCCGCTATCAAAGTTTTGATTTATCATTTTAAGGATAAGAAAATAGCCCGATTCGATAAT